TCAGCTGTCGTATTGATGTCGTACCCCTTGATCTTATCATCTTCTTTTAGTTCTATCATTCCAGGTGGTTGTACAAAAAACTTCCAGTTGTCAGGCTTAACTAACATCAATGATTCTTCTTGATTCATATGATCTGGTACTGGTACTTCCCCTGACATAATAGACCACCAATGATCTTCATCTGGTGCGTTGGTATCTGCTATAACACCATACCATGTAGGTCCACCATCTTTAACTGCTGGATATCTGCCTACACGCATAGTACAAGCATCTACAATAGATTTAGGAATCTCTCTAGCTTCATTAATCCATACTCCTGTTAGTTCTAATGATAGTAGTTTCTTAACATCTTCTGGTCTATCCAATGCTAAAAATATAACTTCTAACTCTATATCATTGATGTGTATATTATGGGTAAACGGAACTGAGTAAGTAAAATTACCAAATATATTTTCTGGAAACCAATCTAACCATGTTTTCATGGTAGTAGTTTTTAACTGAGGGTTTGTATTTCTGATTACTGCCCATCTTGATTTCTTTTTACCATCAGGTGATGCTTGTTGTTTGGCAGCTCTTCTAAATATTTCTATACAACAAGATACTGATTTACCTGATCCTACTGGACCTCGTACACCTCTAAAGAAGCTATCATCCTTCATAAAGGTTTTGATAACTTCTCCAGGTGCTTTATAATTTAGTCCACTCACACATTATTGGAATCAATACCAGCTTTGATTAATTTATAAATAGTTTCAGGTAGTAATGATTCTATAAACAGATCTGCTTCTTTATCTGTAATAAGATCTTTTGGATAGTGTGCAAAATGCACTTTCTTTACTATCTTTCTTAATCTCATACGATCTTGAAAAGATATTTCGTCTTGTGCGTATTGCTGTGTCATACAGCTTTAGCAATAGCTATTATAGCAACAACTAAAATAGCAATAACAATACCTTTTCCTTTTTTGTTTAAACGATCCCAACGATCAAGTATTGGTTCAAACATACTAGCTCCTTTTCTTTTTCTTTTTATTTTTCTTAGCTGCCATGATGATGTCGCCTCTGGTTATTTTCTTTTTATCACCATACATAGCAGCAAGACCTTTCTGTTTTTTTGTGTACTTACTAAATGGCATTAGTAACTCATCATCTTCATCTTTTTAGGCTTCTTACCAGCTTTCTTCATAGCCATAGCTGTAGCTGCCTGTTTCTTTGCTTTCTTAGTCTTTTTAGGTTTCATCATACCTTTCATGTTACTCTCCTATATGCTCTTGTTTTTGCTGCAATAGATTTAGGTTGCTTTACAAACTGCTTCCCTTTTCTACTGCCTTTTCTCTTAGCTCTAGTTGTAGCTGCATATTCACTAGCAGTCAATGCTTTGATCGCTGCTTCAGGCAGATACCTTTCTCCAGTTTTTGCACTTGGTTTACCAGATTTAGTTCTCCACTTCTGCTTTGTCCATGCTTTCAGACTGCGTTGTGATTTAGCTAAAGCCATTATGCTTTTGCTTTCTTCTTAGCTGTTGGACTAAGATCTTTAAAATGCACTACTGGTTTACTGCTACTACTGTGCGACTTACCAGTATGTATTTTACCATTAGGCATTTTATGAACTGAACCTTTATACTCTTTGCCATTCTTAAAGTAATGTTTAGTTCCTTTACCCATTATTTATAACCACCTCCTGCCTTTTTATAAGCTAGTGCTAACATCTGAGCCTTCCTTGCACTCCATTGTCCAGGTTTACCACCTTTTCCACCAGCTTTAATTCTATTAAATATTCTTTTCCTCATGCCTGGCTTTGTATAGTTACCAGCTTTATTAACTGTACTCACCACTTCACCTTGTTTGCCCAATATGCTGCTGACATTGGTCCTCTCGCTATATTCTTTGCGTGTCTTGCCTTAAATGATTTTCTTTTCGCTTTCATTCTACTTGATTCACCCTTCTTTGGTTTTCCAGCTGTTCCTGAAACAGAACCTACCTTCTTTCCTTGTTGTCCAAATCTAATTGTTTTGATTTGTCCACCTGACTTAGCCACTACTATATGAGATTTAGTCTTATGACCTGGAGTTCTCTTTGGTTTATTATAACCACTTACACCAGCTCTCTTTAGTCTAGGATCTGCCATTCTCGAACCTTACTATAAAAAATATTTTTTTGAAGTGCTTTTTTCAACTATGTTGTGCTTAGAGGTGGTTATTACTTATGCTTCGCCCTATTTTCTAACCCCCCTACCTCGCTAGTCTAGATCTATTTTGATCTGTACATTTCCTGACAGATTATGCTGTACCTTGTCAGGAGCTTTCATTCCGATCCTATCTAATAGATCTTTTGATGCTTCTAGTCTAACATACTCAGACTTACCATTTTGTATAAGGTGTAGTAATGTTGAGGATGCGTGGACAGAACCTAGCCCTAACTTGTTGGATACTTCTTGCATAAGGTATGCTTGTACCTTTGGCAATCGTAGTGTCCTACTAGCTATTACTCTACCAGCTTCTCCCTTTGCATATCCAGCTTTCTGACTTGCTTCGGTTATGGTGCATCCTGTGGCTACGAGGGTATCAACTAACTGCCTTTGTTTGTATGTCAGACCGTCTTTCTTGCCTAATTGTGTTCTTGCCATTTACGATAGATACGCCACCATCCGTAACCATGTCAAGTAAAAAATTGTAAATAAATATTGACCTACTCCCAATGTATCTCTAACACGACAAATCGTGTAAGAGCTACTATCATTTGTTCGTCAGGCTCACAAAGTAGGTAACCCAATATTTATTTTTATCTCTCTCGAATATGCTCTATTCGTGTGGATCAGCAATGTACTGATATCAACTATGAACACCACACGAACTACCATCAGATATACAACCTGAATACTGCACTCCTAGTCGCACAAATGTGCAACTACGATCTAGCAGTATATCAGAACGATATATCTGTGGTGAACGAGTAGGCATATTCAGAGATCGAAAGGAGATCTATCATGTCTACAATCAAATACAACTCATACCAGATAATGTCTAACATAGCAGAATCTATCAAAGAGGTACTAGAAGTAAGGTATCAAATAGACTTTTGGTACAATGACAAGACCTTAGATAACAAAGGAATCAAAGGAATAATCGTATCTGAAGGAGGATCTAGGGATTCATGGGGAATCACCATAGAAACAGAAGATAAAGAAGGTAAGGAATACACTATGGATATAGGTATCAAAATAAAGGAGATCAAATAATGGACTATCAAGATAAGATCAATGAGTATCTAGACTTAGCTAAAGTAGCTGAACTCAAAGGAGATAAAGAAACAGCAGAAGCATATAGATCAGAAGCACATTGGTTATCAATACAAGAAGATGACTATGATGTAACAGAACTCAATACAGACTTGGAGGTAGTAAAATGACTGAGTGGAGAATACAAACTAACGACTTACAAAGTATCAATGATGCTAGTAAACAAGATATGTATCAGGTATTTGATACAATGTATCCAGTACAAGACAGTACATTCATGCAAGGATGGTGCAAAGACAGTATCATGTATGAATGTCTAGGAGCAAGAACTGGTATGAACAATGCTAGTTCTAGAGCAGATCAAGCAAAAAGAGCATTGACTAAAGCTAATGATGATCGTGTGGATACAGTAACAGAAATTGGTCAGCAACAAGACTATGACAGAGTGGCAACATTCAGAGGATGGTCAGACCTAGCTGACTATTGGACAAACAGACTAGATGCCTGGTCAAATAGATTTGAAATGATCTATGGAGAATCATGGGAACAAGCATTGGATAACAAAAACAAATCCAAAGCAACACCATCTAAACTAAGACAACCAACAGATGAAGAGCATGAAGAGTATGCAGACAAGATACTAAATGCAGATATCAACACATTGGTGGGACAGGGGGTATAGTACCCCCCCCAAACAGGAGGGAGTATGGAATCACCGAATGATACTAATACTAATTATCACAATCTATGTGATGTACAAAGGAGGCAAGTATGCACAGACAAACTATTGGACTGATAGATTACCTTTTCAGAATGATACGAAAAGTATTCATGTCAGTAATCAACGGAGTAGCTGGACTAAAATTCCAAGATAGATCGGAGTACATTGGTACATTTGTATTGATGTATCTATCTATTGGTGGTGGTCTTGTAATGATGTGGATGATACTAGGACTAAATCCTACACTTATCCTATCAGTTATTGCAGCACCTATTTGGATATTCATTGTATGGGTATCTAACAATCTAACTAAAGCAATCATCAATGATCGCAAGAAAAGGAAGAAGTAATGGAAACAATACTAATGCTATTGGGTATCATAGTACTATCACTTATGTGTATATCATTCATGGGTAGTATCGTTGCTACTTTCATGTTCTATCGAGCAGTAACAAAACATGATGACCAGTCGGACTAGACTGGTTGTGAGAGGTGGGATCACCGAAACCGACATTTCGAATTATTGAAAGGACAGACAAATGACAAGACTACCAGAACCACAAGACAGTTTCACACAAGATGAACTGGATAGATTTGATGTCATATACACAAAGTACTATGAGCATTGTGAAACATATGAAGATCTAGAAAACAAATGTGTAGAACATATGCTCAATGATGGAGTGAAACTAATCTATACATCAGAGATCAAAGAGATGGTCAGAGAAAGGTTTGAGCATGACAACAATCCAGAACCAGAAGTTCCGTAGATGTTTCAGATGTCTAGGACTTGGAATAATTATTGATGTAAACAATCCAGAAGCATCAGATGAATGTGATATATGCTTTGGAGATGGCAAGATAGGAGTAATAGATAATGAATACCGAAGGCTTGAAAGTACTAAAAGCAAGACTATGGGATCAAAGACTAGCGACAAGAGATGCGATTAAAGGATATAGTAAATCAACTGCACTCAGTCAGTTAGATGATTTGTTTCTTATAGAAAATGAAATGCTAGAGGAGTTTGAGAAACTAAGAACTGCTATAGCTAAAGATATAACAACTGTAGAAGGTTGGTTAAAACAATTAGAGGAGTTAAAATTTGAAACCAGATAGGAGGTAAACATGAAATGTATTAGACCAGGACATTACCAAGCAACTATTCCATATGGTCAAGACCAAGTAATAATTGTGAACATTGTAAAAGTAAAATCAAACTTCAAGCACAGTATTACTAAATGGAGATTGACAGTTGATGATAGTGTACTAGGTCCACAAGTCAAAAGCGATTGGGATTCAAAGAGTTCAGCTTTGACTGTAGGCAGAAAAGAAGTAGAGAACTTGATGTTCAAGGCTCTAGAATCAAGGATTATCAAGGGTTTTCAACTACCCAAAGATTTTTATGGAAAGGAAAAACTACATGAGGTGTAACGCAGAAACATTCAAGGATATTATGTGTAAGATAAACAGAATATCACCACAGGCTAAAATCATATTTCAATCAAAAGTATTTCACAATACTACAGATGATCCTGAGTTTCAGTATCACGATTGCAGAGATATTGATAAAATTGAAATACAGTTTGCTGATGGTATTATCAGCGAAAGAGATAAAATAATAATAACAGTAACTTAGGAGGAGCTATGCTACCAGAACAACTAGACTTCGCAGTACGAAGTGAAGAAGTATTCAATCAACACAGGACTAAGATACCTGGCTACAAACAGTTGGTTCGTGATGATACCAACGAATTGATTGCTATACACAAAGATTCATACAAACTTATTACACATCAACAGTCGTATGAACTAGCACACGATTATCTTAATAAACATTTTCATACTATGGATATGGTAGAAAGTTACAGGATATCTAACAGAGGTGCATTGATGGCAATACATTTCAGACTACCATCATATCAGATAGCATACAAAGATTCTTTTATTGCTTTGGAAGCTATACTACACAACAGTTACAATGGTATGAGGCAACTAACATTTGATCTTGGGTACTACTTCATGTTGTGTTTGAATGGTTTAAAATCACCACTATGGGATGTTCGTATATCATCACAACACAAGGGTAACAAAGAAGTTACATTTGAAAGACCAAATACATTTGATGTTAATGACAGACTAAGAACTGTATCTAATACAATGGAGAAGTGGTCATCTATACCAGTAGATAACAATGAACTTGAATATCAAGTAGATCAATTATGTTTACAACCAACTGAACAAGATAAAAGCCATGTCAATCAAAGACATAGAGGTTACATCTTAGATGAATACAATGACAATTATTCAAAACAGTTTGGTAAAAACAAATTTAGTGCATACCAAGCTATGACACATTGGAGTACACATTATCCAAGTGATTCAATAAATACTAGGTATGATCGTGAAAGAAAGGTTGCAAACTGCAAGTGGTTTCACTAAAACAGAATAGAGGGCAATCTTTTTTCATAGTATATGATCTCCTTCCTCCGCATGGTTGCCCTCCACATGGAGGTATTATGGCAAAGAGAGGATATGTACCTAAACAAATGTTAGAAAAAGAAAGATGTTTAGAGTGTGGTAAGCTATGGACAAAAGCTATGCTCATAGATTATAAACTGTACACTTGTATTCGTTGTTATAATAGGAGGATAAATGGCAAAAAAAGTAAATCACATTGATCCTGGATATTATATTGGTCCAAAGATTCAAGTTATTGAGATCATAGAACAGTTCGATCTTAATCACCATGAGGCTAATATCATCAAGTATGTTATTCGTAACAGACATAAAAATCCAGATAAACCATCACAAGATTTAAGAAAAGCTAGATGGTATATAGATAGATTAATTAATTATTATGAAAACAAATGAAGTACTAAAATCATTTGCTAGAGATAAGAAACTCAAAAAGAAATCAACAAAGTATAATCTTTCTGATCCAGTACAAAGAAAAAGGTGGTGGATAAAAAAAGTTACATATTATGCTAGAGTTTGGTTTGATCGTGATATAGAATACAGATTGAGAGAAGGACTATTGAGAGGAGATCCAGCAGCAAAAAGACTAGCAGATGCTCTTTGGAAGAGAAAGAAAGATATTGAAGATATCGTAGAGAGGAAGGTAAATGAATATACAAAGTCAAAAGAAAGTTATAGACAGAAGCTCAGGGATCGGAGGGAGTGATGCAAACCTATTGGTCGCTGGTAGATGGAAAGAACTTTTTGAAATCAAAAAAGGTTTGGTTGAAGAGGATCTATCTTTTGTATTACCAGTGCAGTTAGGTATACATACCGAATCATTCAACAGAGAATGGTTTTCTGCTAATACAGATTTAGCAGTACAAGAGTGTGATTATACATTAATGCACAAGAAGTATGACTACATACTAGCAAACATAGATGGTTATGTATTGAATGAATATCTTAAACCTAAAGCTATTTTTGAGGCTAAACATACAAACATGATGACTAAAGAAGATACAATCATAGAAAAATATTATGCACAAGTGCAACACTACATGATGGTATCAAATATGAAAGAAGCATTTCTATCAGTTATCTTTGGTAATGTAAGATGGAAAGCATTTCATATTCAACAGGATAAAAAGTTTCAGAAAAGATTACTCAATGCAGAGTGGTGCTTCTGGAACAATCATATATTGACAGATGTAGCACCAGATGACTATGTCGATTTTCAATCTATTGAGGAGGTAATATAAATGGATGATAATACTAAAACTAAAAATCTTGATATTTGGAATGAAGTTAAAGAAACTGATCCAAGGTTTACTAAGAAAGTATCCTTTGGAGCTAGGAGTTTTACTTCTATTGATGCTCACTATCAAATCAGACGAGCTACAGAAGTATTCGGACCAGTTGGTACTGGTTGGGGGTATGATGTTAGTTACAACACTTTGACAGTTGGTGACAAAGCATTTCAGTTTGCTGATGTATCTATATGGATATCTAACAGAACTGCTATGTATGGACCAGTCAGAGGATGTAATCTATTGGTAGATGCCAAAGGCAGAGTAGATGATGATGCACCAAAGAAAGCATTGACTGATGCTCTTACAAAAGCACTATCACATCTTGGATTCAATTCAGATGTATTCATGGGTATGTTTGATTCAAACAAATATGTGAAGCAACTAGAAGAGAAATACAAAGGTAATGTTGATAAATCAAAAGTACAGGAGGTAGTAACTAATGATTAACAAAGTAATACTTGTTGGTAGAACTGGTACAGATCCAGAAATCAAGACAATCAAAGGTGGTAGCATGATGGCTACTATGTCTATTGCCACTACTGAGAAGATACGAGATAAAGATACACAACAAATGAAAGACAAAACTACTTGGCACAAAGTAGTAACATTTGATCCTAATCTTGCTAAGACTATCAAGGACTATGTAAACAAAGGTACTCTATTATACCTAGAAGGTCAGATAGATGTATCACAGTATACTGATAGTAGTGGTAACAAAAAGTTTAATACATCAATTCTAATACCAAGATACTCTGGTGTTATGAAGATGTTAGGTGGTAAACAGGGTAGTAAGATAGACAACACCATTGAAGAAATCAATGATGATGCTCTACCTGATGATCCAATACCATTTTAAAGTTTCGTGATACTGAGTAGCTCTCGGTATCGGCTGACTGAACAACTCTTTAACAGAGGGGTAAGGTACACTTGAGATGAAGTATGGGCAAATG